TAAATTGATCTGCCAACTCCATGATCGTCGAAGGTTCTGCTTCTACCTTGACATGGACTCTGTTTATAAATTTCAGATGTACTGAGCTCATTAAATACCTACTTTAAAACGTTCCCATTCGATCGCGGCCTTGATATTAAAGCCACGAGCAGTGAGAGACTTGACAATTGATTCAAGCAGATCGATTTTCTCGTGTTGAATACCCATTCGAAGCGAGAGGTTGACGATATCTTTGTCTGCTTATATATAGTTATTCACCTCAGATTTCAGTATTTTTCCTTGTGGTGGAAGCTTCCAACCCTTTTCATGCGACTCTTCTGTCGGTCCGAGAGTATAGAATTCCAGCTTCTCGATCTTTAGTTGCTTCATCTCTGCTTCATACTTACGAAGCTGCAGTCTTTCATGCGTAAAGATTTTAAAATATTTGTGATGTAACTTTGGAATTTTAAGAGCTTCTTCGCCGAGCTCAGATCGATTTATCTGGGAATCAATTTCCCACTCATTGTATATGTCATCAATTTTCATAATTATCCTATTTTTGAAATATCGTACCTCAGATATTTAAACTCTACACTGCATTCTATATAATTGACACTGGTATCTGTACTATTAAATTCCATATCTCCGATTGAAACTGGAAACGCGTCATAAAAAGTTATCATGATATTACTATTCATGCTACTGTTCATGATTTGTAGATTAAGATCTGAACGCAAGTTTTCTATTGCTCCTGCGTTCTGATCTTTTAAGGCCTTATATGCTTCGAAATTCACTGGTGATGCGAGAGCTACCATCCAATTATATATCTCGAGATAATCTGTCATATCTTCGTTTACTCGAAACGTCAGATCTAACGGGCTATAAGTCAGTTTACCTGTGACTGGAATTGGAACAAATGGTGTTGGACTCTCGCCATTACTCATTTGTACTCCAGGAAATCGAATGTTCTGTACATTATATGTAAGAGCTGGAGCTCGCGCAAGAGTAAACTTGTAACCTAATGGTGACAGAAAGTTTTTGTTAATTTCGTTTACAGCAGTCATATCTTATCTCGAAGCCTTATAGCCATTATACACACTATTTATATATTGTACATGCCAAAAAGAAGGGGAGCCTTTCGACTCCCCTTCCAGTTTGTGGTTGGTTGTTTCCAACTCTTATGATTACATAAGATTTGTAACAAGAACGCGACGGTAGTACTTGTTCGAATCTTGCTCAAGAACTGCAGTTGTCGAAGCAGCTGTAGTACCCTTAGCGAATGGATTCGGTGCCATACCGTAACGAGTCTTAAAGCCAATCTTTGGTTGGAATGAACCTGGATCAACCGCACGAACCATTTGTAGTGGAACGTATGGGCAATAGAACAGACCAGCGTCGAACGGATTCGAACCCTTATAGCCTACTACCAAGAAGTTTGTACCAGCGTATGGATCGATATAGACCTTAATACGACCGCTAAGAACACCAGCAAATGTGTTGCCTGTGTCGTCGATGTTCAGCGATGATGTGTTCATCGCAGGAGCGTAATCAAGAACGCCAGCCATTTGAAGTGCCGAAGCAACATCAGACGAGCAGATGATTACGTTACCCTTACCGCGACGTGTTTCTTTTGCAATCTTGTTACATTCACGTTCGATTTGGAAGAGAAGACCCTTGAACTTTTCAACTGACCAACGACCGTTTGAATCGGTGTCGAGGTCGAAGATACCAGCAGTTGTGGTTCCTTCGGTTGCACCTTTTTCAGCAGTGATGATGATCGAGCGAACAACTTCACGGTTGATTTCAGCAAGGATTTCACCTGAAAGGATGTTCGAAAGTTCAGCTTCTGCGTCAAGACCGTGAATTGCTTTCAGATCTTGTGCAAGCTCGAGTGTGTATTCTGCTTTCAGTGCACGTGTCTTAGCAGATACGGTAACCTTCTCGATTGAGAAGCCCATTTCCGGGAAGAGATATGTGCTGTTCGCGCCAAGTAGTTCAGCTGAACCTGTAAGAAGACCCATCGTGTAGTTGTAGTATGAGTTACCAGCGTTGTTCGATGAATCTGGGAATGTACCAACAGTGTTAGCACCAACTGCAGTTGCAGAACCAGCACCAGTGTTTGCTGCAGTAAGACCTGCACCAAGACGTGAAGCGTGACCTGTGTTTGCTTCGTTGTAGAATGCTTCTGCAACAGTTGAATCTGTCGAGTTAGCATACTGCGAACGCATTGCAAAGATGAGTCCTGTTGGACCGTTCATTGGCTGAACGCCGCAGACATCATATGCAATCAGATTTGGCATCGAACGACGTACGAGCGAAATTAGAATTGGATCGAAGTTTGCAACTTGGCCGCTTCCAACCGAGTTAACGTGCTCAGCTTCGCCAAGCATTTGCTGTCCACCACCTGATTCGCGAAGTGCTTTCTCGGTGTTTTCAAGGACAGTTGCCGTCACGAGACGACGGTGTGAATCTTGAATTTCTGGAAGATCAGTGTGTTCAAGCACTGGCTTCCACTTGTTATTTAGTTCCTCAGCTAACATTTTATTCTCCCTTTACCTAAGGCTTTTAGATATACTATTTATCAATTAGAACTTTTTGGTTCTCGAGATGGCGGTAACGTAGTTAGCCATTTCTCCGAGTGCCACTGGCTTATCTTCAGTAAATCCTTCAGAAGCTTCTTCTGAAATTACGCCAGTATTGACTTCTTTCTTTTCAGAGAAGTACTTGCTCTTGATGATGTTGAGTTTCTTTGAGTAAGACTCGACATCATTGAACTCGATACCTTCTGCAAGTGCGCGAAGCTTTTCTACCTGAGTAGCAGCAAGACCTTCTGATACTTCATCGAATGTTGCTTCCATAGTTGCATCATCGATTACTGATTGTAAATCAAGCTGTGAGTTTACAGATTCGTCAAGCTTTGCTTCAAGCTCTTCGATCTGGGCTTTTAATTCACCGACAACATCCAGCTTTTCTTCTGGAACTGTAATGTATGATTCAGCAAATAGATTGTAGAGGCCTTCCATGAAGTTCTCAGCAATGTCGGCACGAAGAGTCGATTCGATGGCAAGCTTATTTTCTTCCATCCACGACTCAACTACATAGTCAAGATATTGATCTGCTTTTGTAGTAATTTCTTCTTTAACTTCTTCGATAGCTTCGTTAAGTTGAGCTTCAAAAGCTTCTTCGAGACGAGCTTCTTCGAGTGATACGCGAGCGCTGACAGCAGCTTCAAAGATTGTTGTAAATCTTTCTTGTGCTTCTTCTGTAAGCTCTTCACCTGAGAAGAGTTCAGCAATATCTTCTTTCACTGCACCGAGTGTTGCACGTGGCATTTGTCCAAGGCCAGGAGCTCCACCAGGCATCGGCGAAGAAGGAATACCGGCTGGGCTATATTGTTTAATTGAATCGTTAAAGAAGTGCGAAAGATCTTCGCCCTTCAACTGTGCAAGAAGCGAGCTAAAAGTAGCTAGCATCTCTGCGCGTGTTGGATTCGGCTTCAATGTTTCCGACCCAGCAGATTCATCGAGATCATTCTCATCAACGATTTCGTTATCAAGAACTTCTTGATCGATTTCACGGTTTTCTCTATCTGACATTTTAGACTCCTTGTAATTTTTATTTATTTATGCTAATTTAGATTTTAGAAATTTTGTTAAGAAAAGCTTCGAAAATTTGAAATTTCTTTGCTTCCAATTCTCTTGAAGATACGGCTTTTTCGATTGTCTGTACAGTTGACTCAAAAGCTTGCACTTTCTTTGCAACGAGCAAATCGTCTTGCCATATCCAATCTACACCTTCCATAATTCCGTTGACAAACGCATCAGGAGCAGATGGATCTGCAACGATATCAGCGGCTGTGGCAAGATAGAAATCGTCTTGTACTTCGTTGATGCCTTCTCTATTTAGCTTCAACGAACCCATACCTCTGGATGAAACACCAAGTTTCACACCTTCACCGATAAGACCTTTGGCAATATTACCAAACGGTGTATCCATTAGCTTAGCTTTACCTACGAAGTTAGTGCCTTCTCTCTTCAAAGAAGTGATCATATGAGATACACGATCGAGGTTAATCGAAGGACCATCTGGGTGACCTAACTCACCGAGTGCTCGACCCTTCTGAATGTATGTCTCATCATATCGATTGACTTCTTTTTGAAGTGTCTCGACTGGATACATACGACCATTGCGGTTTTTGATTCCGCCTTGCAAGAAGATACCTTCGATGTATACGTTCTTCTTCCCGTCTTCACGAGCTTCAGTAATGCATCTCAGATCTTCAAAAACTTCGGTGATTAGCTTCATGTTTTTTACCTTATGAACCAGCGTATTCTGATGGAAGAGTGCCAGCTTTTTGAACTTCTAGCAGAACATATCCATTTGCAGTGCCTACAAACTCGACTGTAAGATTGGCGGTTTGACCAACAGTCAAAGCCATACCACATCCTGCGTAATCTTTGTAACCAGTAGAATCAAACACGGCAACCGGAGTCGTGCCACGCTTGATTACTGCATAACCGTTCGGATCAACACCCCAATATGCTTGAGCAATATAAACTCCGGTTAGCACTTCATTGCCGATAGCAAGACATGTAGAAGTTGCATCTACGTTTGTTGTGATGCTATTACCAGATACTTTAATCGTGGTATTAGCAGCAGAAACGTGAATAACGGCAGATGTATTTTTCTTATTTGATGTAATCGTAACAGCCATTATGCACCTCTATTTTGAATAGAGAAATCTAACATTTTTTCAATGCCTTCTGGTGTATCACATACTGCCAAGAAGTTTCTCTGGTTGTCTTCGTTTAGCTTATCAAATACTGCTGTCATCGTTCTTTGATGAGTTTCAGAAAGATCTCCGATAAGTGCAAGAAGACGTTGTTCTTTGTTCATTGGCATCTTGCCACGTTCAGCTGTTAGTTTAGCTGCAACCGCCATTGCTTGACGTTTTTTCTGTGACTTGCCTTGGAACTGAGGAGCATCAGACTTTTGGAAATCCTTGACTACAGTTCCCATCGAAGCTTTCTTCATGTCCAGCTTTTCATCGACTTGCTCAGCTGCTTCATTAGCAATCTTACGAACAGCGTTCTTACGATTGTAGTATTTGCGAGCGCCATCAGCACTGTTGCTTTTTGCAAACAAACCTGGAAGTTGCTTGCCAGCTTTTTGTGCGTATGCATCTTTCTTTTCTGCCGAGATCTCATCGATCTGCTCAGCTTCTTCGCGAACTGCTGCTTTTACCTTTGGTTCAGGTGTGCCATACTTGGCATCGCCCCAACGCTTCTTTAAAGCAAGGTTACGGCCATCTTCGCGCTTGTCGTCGCCTTTAGTCTTATTGATATAACGTGACAGTGTTCCGCCAAGCTTGTGATCGAGTTCTTCTAGCTCTTCAGCTTCTTCGGCAACCTTTTTCTTCTTACGCAGCAGGTGGAAGTCATGGGCATCGACCTTGCCATTCTTGTTGGCATCGATCTTGTGCTGATCACCCTTCAGTGCTTCGTATACTTTTTCGTCTTCGCCTGGCTCGTAACCGTGGCGTTCTTTTTTACGGTCAGCTTTCTTTACATTGGCTGCATTAAACACATCGTCGCCGTTACCGTTACGATCTTGTGTCTTAGCAGTTACATGCTTGTCAATGAACTTCTGCTCGTCAGGATTCTTGACGACCATCGGCCCAAGCTGTCTTTCATTTAAGAAATCTTTAAGCGTCTTCGCCATCGTCGTCATCTTCCTCTGTGTCTAAATCTAAATCTTCTAGGTCGAGATCTTCAATATCAAATTCTTCATCATCGAAGTCTTCGTCTTCAAAATCTTCTGCGTCTTCAAATTCTTCAACATCTACGTCTTCTGGTTCTGCAAACATTTGTTGAGCGTATGAAACTTTTTCGTCTTCAAGACGTGCTGTAATCTTTTGTCCCATAATGTCATCGAATGCACTCGCGAACCGTGTTGGTTGCTGGTCGATGGCTGCATTAATCAGTTCGTCAATATCCATGTAAATTCTCCAAAATCTTTTTATTATTTATAATCTTATTATTTTCCTACCAGATCAGGAACATTCGGCAAATTACTTTGTTTTGGTTTATTTGGAGGTGCAGCTGGTGGTTGTTCAGCTGAAGCATCTCCGCCGTCAACTGGAACTGGTTGGCCGTCTGGACCCATTTCTACTGGTGGGTTATACTGTTCGTTGTTGATTTCTTCAGCAATCTGCTCGTCGATTTCTTTCATGTCTTCTTCAGTTTGATAAAGGACATTACGACGAATCCATTCATGCGAGTAATACTTACCAGCATAATCATCAACGTCTCTCAACATGGCAATACGATCACGAAGAATCTCGGTGTTCTTTAGCTCTGCAAAGTGATTGTCTTCTGAAAACTCGTACTTAAAGTTTGACTTAAACTCTTGCCAATCTTCACTTGTAATAACACCCTTCAGAATTAGTTGCTTCTCGAGAATCTTCGAGAAGATCTCAGAGAATCGAGCACGTAGACGTGTAATAAACTTGGCAAACTTGACTTCGTCGCGAGTCACTTCAGTCGCTCGACCAAAGTTAAACTGTGCTTCTGGATCTAAGCGAGAAATTGGAACGTTCAGAGCTTTGTATAGTTTACGTTGGAAGTATACGATGTCGTCGATTTGTCCAAGGTTTTGTCCACCTGGAAGTGTAGTGATTTCTGTACCCTTACCACCTTCGCGGCGTGGCAACCAGAAATCTTCGAGCATTGTCATATGCTTACGATCATCTCTGATTTCACCAGTACCAGCATCATACACTACCTTATTCTTAAAGCGAGTCATGATATCACGAAGATATTGCTCAGCCTTCATCTTTGGTAGGTTACCAACATCGATGTAAAAGATACGACGTTCTGGTGCACGTGAAATACGATAGATGACCAAGGAGTCTTCCATCGCCTTTAACTGGTTGAGAGGCTTAATAGCCTTCTGTAAATATCCAATCACAAGATCGCCCTTGACGTTTACAAGGCCAGATGCAATGTTTACGACAGAGTCGACAGCGATCTTAATGCCTTGTGTGGTCGGATCTTGATAGTTTGGTTGAGAAGGCATTTTACCGAAACCATTCTCGTTATAGATGTAAAACTCTTCACCTTTGACTGGAAGAATTACATTCGAGTCCTTGGCGATTTTTCTTTTCTTTTGAGTCTTAACTTTACGAATTTTACGCGGATCAACATAACGGAGTTCTTTGATTCCCTCTTCGGGTTTCTTCTCATCGATCATGATATGATAATAGATTCTTCCATCAACATACCACTTTTTGAATATTTCATATGCATGTTGATTGAATTCGAGTAGCTCGAGAACTGTATCGAATTCTTCCAAGATCATCTTTTTAATTTTTTCAGGCTGTTCAAGATCGTCGAGGTTGAGCGTTACAACCTCTTTCTTTGGATCGATAACAACTGATTCATTGATGATATCATCAACTGCAAGCTCAATGTCTGGATGACCAGCCATTTCACGATACTTACTTACAAGTTCTGCTTCGGTGCGAATTGCACCTTCCATATCAACATACTGACCGTAAGCACCACCTTCAGCAATAACAAGAGCTCCATCATCGTCCGTTTTCGGAGTAAATGATGGAAGTTGAACTTCTTCTTGTTTCCGCTTAATTTCAAAACCAAATAACTCGGCCATGGGATCTCCAATTAAATTATAAAAAAAATAAGGGGAATGGTTACCCCTTATTTATTATTCACCGCCGGCGTCACCAGTGACACTATCTCCAACAGTCCAATAGTCGTATTGGAATGTCACCTGGAACAGTTCGATCTGATCCGTAGTCGACCAATCCATTTCAATCGGACTGATATTGCTCGGGAAGATTCCGTTAAATTCATATGTACGAAGCTTTGAACCGTCTTTACTAAACTGAGTAACTTGCGCCACTGATTTATAGCGACCGATTTCTCTAACGTTACGCTGTAGACGATTGATCTGATTTGACCATTCTTCCATTGCGTTACGAATCAAGAAGTCTTCGTCGTTGATAATCGTAACAGTCCATTCAGCGAATGTTCTGTCTCCAGCCAACTTCATTTGACGACCGAAATAGAATACTGGAATGACTCCGATATCAGAGCCAGGCATTTGAGCTGCCTGGCACATGAATCTCGTTTTAGCATCGCCGCTACTATTTGCAGGGTTACTGATCTGAACCTGAAACAGATTCTGTCTTGCGCCGTCGAACGTGAGCTGGCTTCTCATTTCATTGATATTAAAAGCCATTTGCTTTCCTCCTAGAATTATCTTTATTTATTAGAATTGTCCAGCGATTTCGTTGAATTCAACACCAGATCTTACGGCTACAAAGTTTAGCTGGATGAAGTTAATCGAACGAGCAGGCTTGATGTAGATATCTCCAACAAAGCGGTTGCTATCGATGACTTCAGCAGTATTGTTCGTCTCGTCACAAACCACGCGGAAGTCAACGATTCCACGACGACCTTGAACGTCGCGAAGATATGGTTCAACAAGATTCTTAAACTGCGATCTTGTAAATTCATCATTGAATTCGAATAGCGCAGATTGTGAAGCTGTAGCAATTGCTTTTTCAAGAACGATAAAGAGACGACGTACATTGATACGATCGAACGCGCTTGAACGACCTAATAATGTCTTGTCTCCAAAAAGAATCGTTCCTTGTCCAGGGAAAGTAACAATTGGATTGACATCATTCTTATAAAGAAGGTCTCTTTCTGCTTTGTTCGGGCTGAACGCAAGCTTTACAAGGTTCTTTACTTGACCGCGTGTGAAACCAGCTGGCGAGAACCAAGGATCTCTGGTGCTGTCACTGCGAGCAGTGATACCAGCAATATCTCCGTTTAATGGAATGTAACGATATACATCAGCATACTTGTCATACTGATATTTGTAACCAGAATCCATGAAAGCATAAGATGTGTTGCGCAGAAGACGTCTGAAATCTACGATGTTTTGTGCTTGTTGATTTTCAATATTAACTCCAACAACATCTTCTTTTGCAGGAGAAACGAATACTACGCAATCCTTGCGAACTTCGGCAATGTTGTCGATCAAATAGTTGGCGAGTTGAACACCGCCGCTTGTTCCGATCGCTTTACCTTGAAGAAGCAAAGAAAGATCTACTGTGCTTGCGTCTGCATATAAGTCATATGCGGCTGCAAGTGCTGCAATCGAAACATTTGATTCTGATGCACCATCTGTACCTCTGACAAACGAGCGAGTATATGGAGATGTATTGGTAGAATCAGCAAGATCTGCAAGAGTAGCTGAAGCAGCTCCTGCTCTGTCATTTGTTGCCCAAACCCAACGCGAGAAGTCGTTGATAGCAGTCTTATAGTAGTTAGTCGTTCCATCGTCTTTCTTGGCATCTGTTGCACGTGAAAGATTTTGGAAGATTTCAAGAACTTGACCAGGTGTTCCACTAATCAAACCGTCTTCATCTACAACTACAACTGAAACTTCGTCAGTAACTGCACGACCTGCTGCAGACATTGCAGAAGATGTACCTGGAGCAGACTCAACGACGTTGAAATATTCCCACTTACGTGTTACAGAATTTGCTGTGAAGTTAGTCGACTTGTTCCAAGTTGTATCGAAACCGATGTTAAAGAAGATGTTTGTACCATCATCTGCTTGTGCACCTTCTGATGTTACACGCATATTTTGTGTGCCAACAGTGGTGTTACCAACTTCGATGAAATCACCGATTGTAATCTTATCGCGAAGTGCAGTAACTGCAAGACGAGCTTGTGCAAGAGTAAGACCGAGATCTGTTGCAGTTTGCTTTGTGAAGAACACGTTTGTATTAGATGCACCTGGTGTAATTGCAACGTTTGCGCCGGCAAGAGTTGTCGACACTGTAAAACCAAGTGTATTTGCGTTAGTAATGTAGTATGTTGTATTTTCTGCGAGACCTTGAATGGCATTTACGCTATTTGCTGTTCCTCTTGCATACCATACAGCATCACCGTTAGTGAACAGTGTATTTGCTGTTGCAAGCGAGATGAAGTTTGTAGCGACTTGTGCAGAACCGACAGTACGAGCTTCAGCAGAAGAAGCAACACTATCTGAGAATGTATCAACTGACCACGCAAAAACAACGTTTGCAGTGTTGCTTCCAACGTTAATCGCTACAGATGCAGATGTAAGATCAGCAAGCTTGTATGTATTGGCAGTTGTTGCACCCCATGTGGTGTTAGTTTCAAAAACAACTGTCTCAGAAAACTGAGTTGCAGAATCACACATCGAAACTTTCAATGAGTTGCCGAGTGCACCTGGATAACGAGCAATAAACTCTGTTCCAGCAAATACAGCGTTGTTAGCTCCCAGATTTTCAAATTGCTCTGAGTTCTTTACAATCGCTGCCAAGCTATTTGCAGTTGCGGTATTACCAGCGAATGCAGAAAGAGTTACGTTATTTGACATGAATGTCAATGCAGTATCAACACTCGATGTTGCTGGCTTGCTTAGTGTTACACCAAGATTTACTAAATCAACGCCAGTTGGAGAGACTGATACAACAAATGTGCCATCTTGAATACCGTCACCGAATACAAGTTGACCAGCTGCAACACCATATGGATTGGTATTAACCGCAAGAACTACAGCAGTTGAACTGTTAAGATTGGCAGCTGCAACAGTATTCGCGAAGGCAGCAGTCGTTGTGCCGGCGCGTGATACATACAATGCATTTCCATAAGAAAGGAAGTTTGCTGCTGTGAAGAACGTTTCGTAGTTATCTGATGTCGGCTTACCGAAACGATTTGCGAGTGTATTTTCTGAATCTACGAGAACGAATTTTCCGATTGGACCCCAACGAAATACTCCAGCAGTACCACCGACAGTAGTCGCAATTGCTGGAACAGAAGTAGTTAGATCAAATTCAGAAACATTAATTCCTGGGCTGACTTGAAACGCCATTGTTATCTCCCTTTTGAAGGTGTTAAATCATGTTTGTTTTATTTATAACTTCAGCAAATTAGGAAATTCATTCAATTTTCCTATCGAAATATTAAAAATTTCCTTCGAAGAATCCACGTTTTCTTTCTGCGCGGAATTCATCACGATTGTTTTCATCGAATAAAAGTTCATTTACCTCATCGTCGTGCTCATCGTCGCCTGTACTCATAAGCCCAAATGGAAGCATCTGCTGCTCGAGCATCTTCTCATTCTGTTCATAGATCTGCATACGAATGTCAACGTTTGTAATCTCTTTCAGATATGGTTGTGTAGTCAGCCAAGCAAAGAGAACACAACACATGGCCATGTCATCGTTACCGTCTTCAGCTTCATATGACTGGTTACCCTTAAGACTATTCTTTAGCGAGAAGCGAGTCAACTCATAGATGGTGTCATAGTCATAAATTAAAAACTTATCAGACTCGACAAGTGTCTTGAGCGTAGCACATCCAATTCTTTTGACTTGTTTCGATGTTTTGACACCATAGTGAGTCGTGGTAGCAAATCCTCCGGACAAACTTTGGCCAGATCTGCCATTATTTGCAGTCACGAGAACTCCGTCATACTCGAGGTCGTAGTGTAAGATATCAGCTACCTGCTGGCCAATATCGTTCGTCTCGACAAGAACAAGAGCATCATTATACTTGGTAGCAGCTCCATAGATAATATTTGGATATATCATTGGAGATATTAAGTTATTTCTGAATGTTGCCACTTGTCGATAAGGCATGGTCGATACGTTGACGACAATGAAAGCAGAATAATCGGCTCCTGCTCCTCGAGATGTATCAACTACAATAGCATAGATTGTATCTGGTTCTGGCTCTTCATAGATCTTGAGACCACCATCTGCTTGGGCAATCGGATTTTTATAGACCATATTACGAAGTTTGGTAGGATGGATCAGAGTGTTCGAAGATCCAAGGAACTCGCACTCATATTCTTGTCTGAACTGTTCTTCAGACGTATTGCTGATCGTCTGTTCTTTCCATGCTTCGTCACGGCCAGGAATCTGTGACCAGTGAACGTCGACGCGGGCATAAGCATTTCTACCTTCCTCAGACTCTGTCCAGATACGGTAGAACATGTTCATACCATTTGGCGTTGATGTGACTAAAACCTTCGAACTCTGACCAGATGAAATGGTAGGATAAACCGAAGCAAAGAACTCGTCTTGAATGTTAGTCGGAACGAAGGCAAACTCGTCGAGATATACCATGTTCTGTGAAGTACCACGAATAGCAGAAGATGAGGTAGCCGAGGCAAGGATTTCAGATCCATTCTCGAGCTTAATGTTACCCTTGTTCCATTCGGTAACACCCATCTGGAGCCACTTCGGAAGATGTTCGAACATCAACTGAATACGACCGAGGATTTCTCGTGCCTGTCTATCCTTGTTGGCCAGAATAGCGATCGAGTATTCTTCGTTAAATACGATCTTCCAAAGCAAGTAAGCGGCAACAGTAGTCGTCTTACCAACCTGACGAGGCATCTTACAGATAACGAAGCGATTCTCTTCGAAGGCGAGGATCATTTCCTTCTGGAATTCCCAGAGCGGGAACATGATCAGACCCTTATCGATATTAACGATCTTACAATACGTTAAGATAAAGTAGATCGGGTCCTCAGAGCATTTGATATACTCGGCAACCTGCTCGGGAGTATACTCGACCTTTGTGTCTGCTCTCTTAAGCCTCGGATTTCCGAGATAGTTTTCACTCGCCATCTTTGTGCTGCTTTAGATATTTCTGTAATTCTGCAGTTGATCCGACAAAGAGGTTGTTTGTGACTTGCTGAGGAGAAGCCGAAGGATCGTCTTCCATAATCTTCTTCTTTTTGGCTTGAAGATCGACTAAATCTTTGCTTGCTGCTACCATGGTATTCATCATGGTTGCCAAGACTTCATACGCTCGAGGATGTTGGCTTTGTTTTGCAACATCCATGAGATCAAAGAGTGCTTCTTGCCCTTTATTAATAACTTCCATCATGTTCTCGCGAGCATATTCGAAGTCAGCTGATACCTGAGTACTCATCTTCTTTTCAATCACTGCGGGTACATTATCGCCAGAGGCGATATTTAAAAACTTATCAAGTTCATTGCTCATTATAGATTCTCTGTAATTTCATTAATAAAACCATAGTCATCTGTACTTATAATTTCATCGTACGGAACACTTGCCGCGGCATTACTAGTAGCCGTTCCATTCGCCGTCAAACCAGGTTTTGATGTTACAACGACAGTAGTCGTGGTGTTTGTAGTATTTCCAGTTTCAATATCTTCAGGCAATCTAAACGTTGTCTCTGCAAGCTTAATCAATTTCGATGTCTTTGTTGGTCCATATAGCCAACCTTTCATCGTAAACGTCAATGTCCAGATCATGGCTCTTCTTTGCTCGAAGCTACCTTCATATGTGTCTTCGTGCGATATACTATTCAGAATAATCGGTATATCTCGAGCATAGTCGACTTCAGGAACAAGATTTACACTCACTGTAAAGTCAGGTGTAAAGTATGGAACAATCTGCTCAACGATTCTTGTTCCATCTTCTGAGTTCTTGACCAGAATATTCATCTCAAACTGCATATCATATGGAACAGGCTGATATTGATATTTGACAGCATCGTCTGTACCAGAGGTAGTAGATTGTTTTGTCAGCTTATTCAGTGTATTCAGTTTACGTGTCGAATCATACTCGAGTGATGTCATTTCAAAAGAAATTCTCGGAAGAACAATCGCGATTTGATTATTCATCTGCGGGTTTTGTTCGAGTCTGGCGAGTACTTTTTCCTTTGGTCCGTATGTCAAAGGAATCTTAATGGTTTGTATGACTTCATTCGAGTTGTTTGTTCGATTGATATAGATGTCATTAAATATTGTACCGAATACAATGATATACTTTCGAAGTGTGTCGTGGCTCCAAGATCTTCCGAACATTACACGTTCCCTTCGCTGAATGGATCAATTTGAGTCCAATCGAGAATTGCATCGCCTTCGATCTCAAACTCGGTATTATCTTCGAATGGATCGCCGGCTTGTGTCTCGAAATTATAACCACTTTGAATAATTGGTGCACCATCCTGTGTCAATAACACAAGACCATCTGATGTAGTAATACTATAAAGATCTAGGTTCAGGCTGAGATTTCTTTCGATATCATCGATAGCCTTGATTCCAGTGTTCAGCTTCTCGCTGCTGTACTCGAACATTTCACATACCAAATCATATGACTGAATAGCACCCATTTGATAGAAAACAGAAGTCTTATTGACATACTTCACATATAATAAACGATCGGCCATCGGAAGATAAATCAAATCACCTTCTTGTGGGCGATCAATCATTTCAAGATTGCCGATTTCATCCATAAAGTTACGAACAGATACAGTAAACGTAACCTGATCACGAATCTCGAGGCCAAACTTCGAAAGAAACTGGCCATCACCTTCATAACTCTCGTAGCTCCGAATGTACATGTCAATTTGATATGACATATTATATTCTGAGATCGTATCTTCTTCGTAGATATCATCTTTTGCAATGAGTGTTCTCGGGCAATAGAAAACATCGTGCCCATACATCTTAATCGATTCGAGCACAAGATCTTCTATCAAGAGCTGCTCTTGACTATTCGTAAAATTATTAAAATAAACGTTAGTCGCCACTCGATTATCCGATCATGTCAAGAACTGGAAGAGAAAAACCAGAAATCATTTCTTGTTCCATCTTGGTTCTTGCTTCGAGAGCATCATTATAGATCTTTTCGCCGTTAAACTGTACGCCGCCAGGAAGTGACATTCCTGTAAACTTTGTAAGATTTGATCCCCACTGTTCTTTAATTAAAACAGTCGCATAGTTCTGCAACCAACGATCGTTCCATGCATCAGTATACACAGCAGGATCGACAATTTCATATGCTTCGACAAGCAAGAATTCGCCGATGGCAACTGTATTCCAGTCCATATCAATGTGTAGTTTGTCTTTGTGACGCGAGTATCGAATCGGTTGTTTACCGACGAGTAGTTCAGTCATCAAAGCAAGATGTTCCATTACCATATAGTAAGGAATAAGAGATACGTTAGTTAACGTATAAAGATCGTTCAACGCAATCTGATAGCGAATATTAAAGAGGTCGTCTGATCGAATGGAAGGATCTCCCATCGAGAAGATGCTGACTGCTCCGATAATATTTTCTGGAAGAGTAATATATTTGTTTACTACGTCGGTTTCTGTGATAGCATGCTTATAGTATACCTTTTCAGATCCATCGAAGTGATAGTCATACCAGTAACGGAGAGCTTCATCAATACGATCATCTACTTGATCATCATCAACGTTGATCTCAATTACTGGTTTGCCTAACTTACGTAAACAGTATTCTTTAAACTCAGCTTTAGTCGTTGGTGTAGCCATAGTAACCTCTTTTAGATCTATTTATAATATGCCTATTGTATCACTTTTTGGTGTACAACAACGAAGAAATGTGTTAGAATGACTTTATGTCTTCGAAAGTATTATGTTTGTAATTGTTCTTGCGCTTGCTGAATCAGTTTCTTTAGAACCCCATCAACAACCCGATGCGGAAGCTCTTGAAGAGCCGCAACGATTACATTCAATTCATTAATATCCACTGCCAACGTAACAGTCGGTGCTGCTGGTTGAGCTTCAGCGGTCGGTGTGTTTTCTTCTACATTATCAGTCATTATATTCTCTCCTTAATTATTAAGTATTTGCACTTGGTTCTACAAGTGTTTCTTCTACAACCGCTTCTTCCATCCATGGAAGAGTCGGATATACTACAGTTGGTGTTTTACTTACTTCGATTTGATTAGCTACACTCTCTTCGTAGGTAGCTACTTGTTCTGGGCCTAAAGCTTCATGTACCCAACCGATCACTTGTTCTTTTGTCAAGTCAGCGAATGGAGTAAACTCGGCTTCTTCGTCAAGTTCAAGGCCAACAGAACCATACACATAACCAGTATGAGTGTCCTCAGTTCCAGTTAAATTCCAGTGCACAGTAAAGACTACATTTGTCTCATTTGCATATTCAGGGTAGGCTTCGAGTTGAACGATGCCCCATGTATTCGTAATTGCCATGTGAATTCCTTTCTATATATGTACACAGAGTATTTATATCAGTATAAATATAGCTATGCAAACAGTGAGTAGGTAATGTACAATGAATCTTGACTTAATGATAATCGACAATTTTTATAATAATCCAGATGCTGTCAGAGCCTATGCTTTGACGCAAGAGTTTAATGTCACTGGCAATTATCCTGGCAAAAGAACTCAAACTTTTCTCACAGAAGATGTCAAAGAATGCATTCAGCAATGGATGACATTTGCTGGTAAGATCACGACCTGGCACGAATACTCTGGTTATAGCGGAGCCTTTCAATATGCCACGGCTTTCGATCGAACATGGATTCATAGCGATCATACGAGCATGTGGGCAGGAGTATGCTATTTGACACCTGATGCACCGCTATCGAGTGGCACTGCAATGTATCGACATAAAGAATCTGGAGAATGGCGTTCTCAAGAAAACGTATATGAAGGCTATGATGATACCAAATGGGATAAAGTTGACATCATCGGCAACAAGTATAATCGTTTAATTTTATATCGAGGCGATATTTTTCATGCGAGTCTTGACTACTTTGGTAAAGATTTGTATGATGGTCGTCTCTTCCAAACCTTCTTTTTTGATACTGAGAAATACTGATGAAAGTTTGTAAAATATTGTGGTCGACCAATCGACTCGAGTACTTAATTCCAACACTTAAATCACAGCGTGATATGTTCGACTTGAGTGGATGTGAAGTTGATGGAATCTTTATTGACGATATGCCAAAGAAAAGACATGACGGTACTATGTACGAGTTGGTTCGAAACTTTGGATATCACGAAGTTATCTTGCGTCCTCAGAATATGGGGCTTCCATATATGTGGAATAGCACATTCGACATGTTAAAAGAACGAGACTATGACTATGTTTATCTATCAGAAGATGACGTCACGATCAATCAACCGATAAAAATTACTGATCTTGCCAAAGTTTTAAACAGTGATCCGACATATTCACAAGTATGTTTAACGCGTCAAAAATGGTATGACTTTGAAGAAGACATTGGTCCTCTCGATACTGACGTAATTATTGACAAGTATCGGGCAGAGCATTCAGAACAATACTTCTGGAGTCTTGCTAGCTTCTTTCGTCGGGATATTGTTGATATTCCACACCGAGAAAACACAGGTGAACAGAATCTGAGTGAGTATGTAGTTGCTCTCTCATTGAAAAACCTTGGTATGAAGACGTGTAAACTCAAAAGCTCGACAGGTATGAATCTTGTAAATCATATCGGCGAGTATAGCATCGGTAAAAGAGCCGAACCAGGAGATCCTCGATACGAAGACTTTTCAGTGTATCATCCTGAAGTTAAGTATAGTTCCAAGAATGGGACGGTTTGGACTTAACTCAACGGTTTAATTGTAATCGTTGATGTATCTTTGCAAATTTGCATTGTACCTTCACAGCAGATACTCCAATCTTCGCCAGTCTTTGCTCCATAACTCGGTACATCGATAACTATATTCTTGCACAAATACTCTTTGTCATCTTCGAATACTCTCCATACATGATCGACAGTACCACGATGAAGGCGACCTCTTGATTGGTTAAATCGTATACGAAATTCAGACAATTTGAATATCCGATTCTAAGAACGTTTTATTACCTACTTTATTCCATCCGCCGTTTATCTGGTAAAGAATATTTAAACCATTGTTAAGAGCATACTGAATAGCCCAACTTACTATTTCAGCAGTCATTGGCGATCCAGCTTCAACCAGTTGCATAAAGCTAAGATCGGGGTTTGGATTTTCTCTCCAAATCATGATTACGTCAGATTCGTCGGGTTTAAGCCACATTGGAATAGTATCGATAGGCAATGGAAAATGATCAGGACCTAGCCACATACATTTAAATGTTCGGCATGGATTGACTGGACGCTTTTCATATACTGAACATCCTTTCGATGTCACATATTGACATCTTCTACCTGGCCATATCTTTGCGCTTGGCGTATCATCATCAAAGACAATATCAGCTTCTAGCCAACCGCAACATTTAGTGCAGCTTCCACATTCTCTTGTCATACAATTTCTGCTGTGTCGGGATACTCTGGTTCACCAACATAAGGTCTTGTTGATATGTTCATATGAATAAATTTAAACTGAGATTTAGATGCATTTCTTGTAAAGCTATGCGGAAGCCACGAGTTCATGAACATAAGAGTACCAGCTTCAGGTGTAAAGCTGACTATATTTGTTGCATTTGTTATTTCGCTGTAATCTTTCTCGAAAAGATTTGTCATTACCTTACCAGGTCTCGGATCATGTATTTCAAGTTTCGGACAATCTTTAGGGCATTCTAAAAAATAAAAAGCCGACATTTGACAATCACCGTGCACGTGCTGATCCATCGAAGAAAATTTTCTGTGTGTTTGCGCCCATACTTCAGTGAAGTATGTTGACAAGCCTTGCATTCTATATCCTTGATCGTCTAATATATTCCAAGCTGTGTTAATGACATATTCTAAAAGTGGATCTATTCTCTCGTCGTGTAATATACTCGTATGTATTACAGGATAGATTTCATTTACTTTATTTTTATTTGCTAAGAAATCTTTAATGGAATCATTGGTAGCCGAAAGAGTATCTTCTAAAAATTCCATCTTTTTTAGGCTATAAATTGGAGAAACAAAGTATTGCCATTGCTCAAAAACGTCTGTCATATTAATCTCACTTAAATCTAGGACCTGTTAACCACACAACTATAGTTTTCCTTACACCTCTTGTAACTGGAGTAACTCTATGTAGCACATAGGATGGAAAAGCTGCAACCAGCCCTTTTTGTTTAGTTATTTTTGTTGGTTCTGAACTGGCAAGAATTTCTAAATCCCCGCCGTCATACTCATGCGGATCTGATAGTTGTAATACTAAAGATAATTTTCTTGGAGATATGCCTACATTGCCTCCATGATCTACATGCCACGTATAATGGGCATTACTACTATCATAAATGGTATACTGAAGATCTTCAGAGAATCCCCAAATATCAAAATCAAAAAACTGCCCGTTCAGTTGTCTAGCAATGTATCCAAGCTTTTCATATAAAAATGATGTTTCATCATTTAAACTTATCCAACCAGTTTTAGAGTCTCTTATTGTTGGTTGTATTTGCAAAGCACCGCCAACAACAGCATTATTTAAGGCTAGGCGATCTCCGATATCAATTATTTTATTGATTTCTTCATTCGTAAATCCATCCGTCCATGTTGCAAAAGGTATAACTGGTATTGCAATTGAAGGAGGAGGTAGAAGTGGATATATGCTCATTATTTACGTTTCCAAATGTGATCCCTATAATGTGATTCATGGCTTTGCCGCTTACGATGTGTTGAAGCAAGGTCCTTTATATCACTATCTTTAAAAGATCTAATAACATGTTTGTTGAAAAGAGTATCTCTCTTAATTGGTATCACCTGCATCAATGGTGTCCCTGCAGGAATAATACCATCAAAGTTAGGTACATTCCACACAAAGGGAAAGTTTACAAACTCAAAATAATTGTCTGAATCGACAATACCTGAAAAGCATGTAAAACGATCATCGGGTCTATTTAACGGAGGAACAAATAGTAGGGAATATCCAGGCGGGCATTTAATTGCCCAATAGTTCATCCATTTGATTGGTGGTTTTGGTACATGAGGAGCCGGGCACTTATCCGAAGTAACCTGCATAGGGCCATGATTTTCTATCATAGGTCTAGGGTATTTAGAATCGTATTCTATATAACTGCAGTCGTGATTCGACTTGATGCTAACATCCGCCACCAACGGAATGATCCATCCTGTCACCATAGCATCTAAGAACGGTGGGCACCTTTTAAGGGTTGATTGCTCGAACCCAAGACCAAGTTTCATCGGAAGAGCTTTATACCATTCCGGGAT